TACCATGAACAAAAGATGCATGTTTAGCTGTTGCAAAAACTTTTGTCTTGTTAGGTATTCTTCCTTGTGGTTTTACTCTTGTGTACTTAATACTTCTTCTCAAAGCACCAGTATCAACTGGAGCATGTACTTTTGATTTTTCTTTTATAACTTTTCCATAACCATTGAGATAGTTACGAAGTGGAGTCATCATAAGATTGTTAGCTTTTAATCTTTTTCTTAGACTCTCAGCACCAGTTATCTTGACTGTAATACCTGTTTCTGCCATTAGAGTTTGTTCTTGATGTAACCTTTGATAAGTTCTCTTGCATCTGGGTCGAACTTGTTAAATAGTTCAATCTGACCAGTTTGCTCGTTACCTAGAATATTGAATGGTGCATCTTTTCTTTTGAATAGTCTTAGCCCTTGAATTAGGGTTGCTTGTTTGATTGCTTTAGGAACAGCACTATATCCAAACTGTGCTGTTATTTTTACATTCTTAACTATCGTTGGGTCGAATCTCTCTGAGCTTCTGGTATCAAGTATTGCAATCTCAGTGATTGGTGCAAACTCTTCTCCATCAACTTGATTACCAGCATCGATTGGTTTTAGATAAAAGTCTGTATCTATTGTAAGTGTCGTATCATACGAACCATCATCTGTTGTATCAAGTTGCACGACTAATCCACTTGGTGTTGATATATCTGGTACTTCTAGGAATAGAACATTATCTGGAGTAAAGAACTTTGATTCAGAACTTGTCTGATAAAAGAATCTGCCAGTTATTGCATCTATCTGCCTACTTGCACCATTTATAGCATTCTCCAAGTTGGTGTCTTGTCCAGAACCACTCAACCCAATGTAGCTTTTAAGTTCGGCTAGAGTAGTATATCCATTTACTACTGCCATTTAGTTTTACTTACCTTTGTTCTCTTTTGGAGCTTTTGCTTTTGTAGCAATGATATTCAATGCTTTGTAATCTGCATCAGACATCTCTTGACCTTTTTTCCCAATGAGCTTACCTTTAGCCCAACCTTTAGGAAGTCCACCAGTTGTCTCTACACATTCTCCAGCATCATTCATGTAAATATCTTTTTTTAATTCCATTTTTTCCTCTCCGACTATTGAGCCACCATACGAATGATGGCTCATTATAGTCATAATCTAATTGCTTAGATGTTTGTTATGGAACAGAATGCAGTTGGTCTATAAACTGGGAATCCCAATCTGACTGTTGCCTTCATTACCATAATATCTTTTACAAAGTTCTCATCGTGTGAATCAGACATTGCAACTTCCATACCTTGTCTTGCGACAATATGACATGCTTGTCCACCACCGAATACACCAACTATTGCAGTTCCAGCTGGTCTTGTTGTATCAAGAACTACTGGTAATCCCCAAAGGGTGTTACCGACAGCTCCACCGAATTGTCCTGCACCAACGAATAGTGGATTCAATGAACCACTTGTTGTTACTGCATTGACTTCGGTTACAACTTGATACCAGTCTGAAGGGTGCATAACTATTGCATCTGGGCTTAGGAAGCTATCTTTTTGTATTTCAGTGATTGCTTCATAAATTTGTCCAATTCTCTTTAGGTTTCCACTAAATGAACTGAAGTCAAATGTATTGATTCCAGAAACATTTAATATACCTGTCAAGTTTGAACCAGAACCAGAACCAGCCATAATCTGGTCTGTTACTGATAGTTGAACCATTGTTTGTAATCTTGAATCAAGATAACCCTGTACTGCTGAAACATCAGCAAGTAACTCTTCAGTAACTGGTAAGAATGAACCAATTTTTCTAATGTTCTCTGTCTTTTCAGTAAATGCTAATGCATTTTCTCCAAGAGCTGAACCTTCAGCTGTTGGTGCAGAGTTGTTAGTAAATGTGGTCTCTTCTAGGTACTTGTATTGAAACTGGTCAGTATTGATTGTATCAATTAAGTCCAAAATAGTATTTGGATTTCTGATTGCAGTTGGCACTACTAAGTCCGACCTTGTTACTGCTGGTGGGTATCCAGATTCTGTAAGAGTTGTTTTAAACTCATACTTCGGATTCCACTTTAACTCAGATGTGATGTTCTTGAGACCAGAGTCCATGTAACCTTTGTAGGCACTTGACTCTGTTAATTGTTCTCCGACAGTTTTGTATGATTCTTGAGCTTCTACTGCTTCAGTATGTATTGCCTTTGGCTCTACTGCTTTACCAGCTTCTAGCTCATCTTCCATAGCTTTTCTCTCGGCTTCAATTTGTGTGGCTTCTTTTACTTGTGTAACAAGTTCTGCCATCTTCTCATTTCTCTTAGCCCACTCTTCTTTTTTCTCAGAATCGAAATCTACTGCTTCAAATTCTTTGTACTCATTAAGAGTGTTCTCTCTGAGTTCATGGAGTTCCTTCTTTAGCTCATCTAATTTTGGCATAAAGTATTTCTCCTATATTTCTGGGTCATAGCTCTCAGCTAAAACCCTATTTGTTTCCAACAATAATGTCGTGTCATCAATTTCATCTTCTTCATCAACTTTAAGTTCATCTGGAGCTCCCACATCAATGTAAGTACTCAAGTCTTGATATGCTTCTTGCAAAGCATCTTGAAGTTCCATAAGTAGATTTGTTGAATTATCCGACAATGTTTTTTCTTTTTTGAGTCTCAAAGCTGTTAGCTCTTTGAATCTCTTTAGAAGAGCAGACAAATTAGTAAGTAATTGGTCTGTCTCATTTGTTAAAGTTAAACCAGAAGTTCCTTCTGACTTTTCTTTGACACCTACTGTGTATGTGTTTTGATTAGCTCCCACGAGAACTGGGCTAACTTCCCATACTTTTAATTCATTTAGAAATCTTGCTTCTGTGTCCATACCATCTTTGGTAAAAGTACCATTCTCACTATCAACAACTTCATATCCAAATGACCATTGTTGTAGGTCTCCCATTGCTTTGACTGTTTCAAATGCATCACGACCATCTTGAGTATCCATGATGAACTGTCCTTTGAACTTTGCTTTTTCTCCATCTTGAACTATCTCTCCACGACCTATTGGTTTTTTCCAATCGTGAGCCCATACCATTGCAACACCAGCATCTCCATAGCCAGACTTGATTGAGTTTGGCATGACAACATCGCCATCTGAATCTATTTCATTGAATACTGAGAATACAGCTTCTACTTTACCTTCTACTTCATTAGTAGTGGTTATGTCTATTGTTTTAGACTCCCATTTTTCTCTATCCATTTTTATATCCTTCTCTCGTGATAAATTAAAGTACACCGACAGTTTATCACTTCTCCTGCTAAAGCACCATACTTTGAGTCAGAAGGATAATCCATTCGGCTACCACCTATGATAAACTGTTCTTCTTGATTTATCTCAGTTCCATCAGCAATAATGTGTGAGTCTCTTACATTACCATCTCGTACTGTAAGCCACTCTTTTGTAAGTATCAATCCAGTTTGTGTCGCAGATTGACTCATTGCAAAGTTTGATAGTGCAGAACCTTCTGTTCTTGCAATACCCATAGCTCTACCTAAGTTCTTTTTACCAATTACATTAGATATATTTCTTCTAATGTAATCTTCTGCTTTTTTACCAGTAAGACCTAAATCAGCTACTTCATCAAAACTCTTACGCAATGCTCTATTTAGATTATCTTTAGCAGTCCTACTCATATCTGGTAAGAATGTATCAAGTCTATTTTGTACAAATGCTTTTGCTTCTCTATCAAATGCTGTTCTGTTTACTGGTAGTCTTGCTCCACCCCTTCTTCTTGGATAGAAACCATCTTCAACTATTTCTTTTCTAGGTTTTCTTCTTCTTGCTCTTGCAATGCGTTCTTGTTCAGCTGGTGTATAAACAGTATTATCCTTTTCATCTGGCAAAAGATAATCAGTTTGGAAAAATGCAAAGTCAAGACACATAGATTCATATACAGCTTCTAAATCTTCCTTCCACTGTGTAGTTGTTAAATCTATCTGATTATTTACTAATGCTTGTATTCCAACTATTGTTGGTGGATTCTCTGCAAGGAACTTGTTTATTGTTTTTCTTTGACTATCCAGTAAGCCAAAGTATTGTCTTGCTAATGCAAAATCCCAATCTCCAATCAGCTTCTCATAACTTGATTGCACTTCATCTCTTGATTGCTTTGTTCTAAATCTATTTAATCTAACTTGCCACTCAGAGTTTCTGAGTAACTCTCTTCTCTTTACTAACTCTTGTGCTGATTCAAATGCTTTTTCATCTCTGATACGATTTACTTGTCTCTCTGCCCACTTCTGTGCTCTCATGCGATTACTTCTATCTAGGTCTCCACCCCAGAGCAACCAAGCTACTTGACCAGCTGTCATTCTTCCTTCTCCACGCAGATACTCATTTGCTCTTGGAGAATCTAAATCAGATACATGTCTCTTGAACCATGCATTCATTCTTATTACTTTATCTTCAGATATTTGACCATCTCTCATAAGTCTGGCTTCTCTCTTAGTTCTCTCTACTAATCCATCTCCAGCAAACTCAAGATTATCTAAACCACGCTGTGCATTCTTCCGAATGAACTCTGGAACAGTACCAACTTGTTTTCCTTCGAAGGATTTGGAACTCAATGGGTGGTTGCTTGGAAGCAAATCCCTATCGTAAGGTGTCCTTCTGAACTTACCATTGCGTAATGCATATAATAGTCCATTGACTCTTGCTAATGCCCATTGGTCTGCTGAACGAACATTACCCCTTACTGATGCTGGATTTGTTCTGTATGCTCCAATTCCTCTTCTAAAACATGCTTCCAGCATTCGAAAGGTTGCACGATAGCGTGGATTGTCTGCGTTATGTTCTTCTACCTTGTCTCTAAGTATTCGCTCAATTCGAGCAGAAACTTGCTTGTTCTCTTCAGTCCTAAAATCAGCAATTTTTCTAAGTCTGCTAACTTCAATTTCAACATCTCTATCAGTTTCACTATGACCTCCATTCTCTAATATTGCCCATACTCTTATGTTTGCTGTCTCATCTTCTCTATTGAGACTTTTGATAATTCCATTTGCGATGCTTGGTTCTTGTGGTGGTTTAGGTATCGACCAGCTTACTGCATCTCCAATACTTAAATCTTCAAGCTGTGCCATAGGTAGTTCTATTAGCTGGTCTTTGATTATCTTCTAATGCTTGTTCGTATCTTGCATGAGTAGAACAAGGCATATAGACTGTGTTACCATCTCTGTCTATTGTATGAGTTCCTTCACAACCTAACTCTTCTGCTCTACTCTCAGCTTCTTCTTTTGTTGTATAAGTATCTCTTGCAACGATTGCTTTTGGATTTTCACTGAATCTTGATATTTGTTCTAATCTGGCATTTGCTAGTTCTCTTGTTGGGTAACAACCCATATTCCTACCAGACACTTCAGCAATCACACAAAACTGATTACCTATCTTCCTCACTACCTTATCTTCAAATCTCTTTTCTTCGTTCTCTTCCATATCTTCTGTAACAACTTCTTCTGTTTGTTCTTCTGCTTCTTCTGTTTCTTGTTCTGGCATCTCCATGTCTGCTTGTGTTGGTATTACAGAGTTTGATACATAATAAATATCTTGACCTTCGTTAGTTGGTAGTCCGACTTGACTTCTTGCTTCTGCAATAGTTATCCAACCACCTTGAACTCCGATGTTCAGTTTTTCATACATTTCTCTCTCATCAGTCTGCAAAGCTCTTACTTCTGAGAAGTCATACTTTGCAGATACATTCTGATTCTCTGTATAGTCTGGTATCAAAACTTGTTGTGTTAATTCTTCTGCAATCATTCTCCATAATGGAATGAGCTTTTGTTCTGTAAAGAACTCTCTGAGCTCTGATGTATTATTATAAGTTGCTCTCTCAAGTCCAGCACCAAGTCCAGCTAAGATTGCTGGTACTCCAAGCACTGCTGATATTCTCTCTTCTGGAACTCTTCTCAATGCACCAATATCTAAATCTTTTGGAGAGAATGCTAACTTCTCTACATTCATTGAACCAGATAGAATCAATGGCTTACCTTTGTTCTTGCCACCAACCTTCTGTTGATATGTTCTTGAAATCTGTTCTGCTTCTGTTTCTGTTAGACCATAATCATCTTTTGGTGTAATCAACACTGATGGTACACCAGAGTTTGCAAGTAGAGCTGTTGCCATCTGTCCAGCAGACTCATCTCCATAGATTTCTCTTAATACTGTTTTCAGTGGAGAGTAACCTTTTTTATGGTCTTTTGGGTCAAGTCCTAACTTGAAATGAACCATATTCTCATTATTGATGACCATAGTTCCATCATCTAATTGATATTCATATCTTGTTACTATCT